AAGTGATCTTTTCCTAATATATTATCACTCATAAAACTTATCTATTTAAAGCATCGTAAACTGTTAAAATTGAATTTAAATTCCCAGGAATACGCAATTGAACTCCTATAGGTGGATAAATAGATCCTTGGGTATATTCAGCGTTTGCTGCTGATATCACCCACCATAAGGATTTGTCTTGGTAATATTTAAAAGCTAAAATATCATATCTATCTCCATCAGTAGTAATAACATATATGTCACCATTAGTGCGGGGAATTTGTGGGTATTTTACCGTTTTATATAAACGTTCACCATCTACATTTCTTACTTTTAATATATTACTATACCTGCTCATTTTATGTATTTCTTAATCCAAATTGACCATTGGTATTAATAAAATTACCATTTCCATAATCTACCATTTCTCCCGTGACAGGACCAACTTCAATGACTGGGGTAGGTAGAATGGATTGGAAAGTTTCTGTATCAATATCTTCAGGTACTTCTTCAAGTACTGTATCTTCTGCTACTAAGTTAGGAAGACCTTCATCAGTAGTTCCGGGTCTATAAATAAGAGGAACTCCATTATCGTATAAGTTATTTAGACTTCCTTCTGCGTCTTCTAAAGATATAAATCTTTGTGTAATTTTTCCATTTATATTTTTTACTTTTTCAGGTAAGAATTTATAAATTGGTTTAAATGACATTTCTACTTCAACTCTATGTGGAAGTTCTTTTACATTACTATCTGTAAATCCATTACTGTTTTGGGCTTCAGTAGATTGTTCTTGTGAAGCCGGGATACCAATTTCCCAAGTAGTATCTTGGGGGATTGTAATATTAAAAGATTCTATAATTCCAGGCATTTCGTAAATATAACCACCCATTGTTAATTGGGCAATGTTACCTCTCATATATCCTTGTTTAGAATAATCAGGAGCTAAACTTGACTTAATATAATTTAACTTTTGATACATAATAGATAACTCTTGGATAGATTGAGCTACAACTGTAAAGCTCATGTTATAGGATGCTTGAAAGCCTTGATAAGTATAAAAATCTTCACCACGACCCGCATATTTAAAACTATTCCAAGTAGCGCTCATGTTGTCGCTAAAACTATTAATAAATGCTCTAAAATGAGCAAATACTTTTTGTTTAGGATCCTCGTTATCTACGATAGCAATTCTAAATTTAACTAAATCATTTTTACGTTTATCATTAGTTACTCCTTCACTTTTATATAAATATAAAGCATTAAGAGTATCTAAGGGTTTAGGTTGACCTGTTGCTGGATCTACAATTCCTCGAGTGTAATTACTTCTATCTACTCCACGTTTACCAGGATCTCCTAAATTAACTCTTTTTTCAATATTTTTGGCATCAGGACCATCATAATCTGGTGAATCTGAAATAAAAGAAGTAGGTTTAAATTTTAAATCTTTACGGAAATCGTTAACTGGGGTGTAAGCGTTAGATCCTACTACATTGCGACTTTGTTGTTGGTCATTATTTAAAGTAGCATATGATACTGAAAAACTGGCTCCGCTTCTTCCAAATAAAGGAGTTCGATCAGATGCAGTTTTAATAATAGTTTTTAAACCACTTTCAACTCCTATTCCAGGACCACCTTTATAAGAAAATAGCTCATTACTAGTTGAGCCATTAGGATCAATTATTTTGTTATTATATAGATTAACTAATCTGTTATTTTTAGGAAGGTTAATTGATAAACCCTCAACTGTAAGACCTTCTAGGTTACCTTTAACTAGATTAATGTATTCAGGACGAGATAAAGTAGTACTAGTACCTGTAAAATCGACTCCTTGTTTATTAGGATGGTATCCAAAAGCATTACCTGTAGCCGCTGCTAGTGTAGATAAGGGGGTATACACCCCATCATTTAAACGCGCTGAGTTAGGGCCTGTTATGGCTATTGGGTAACCTCCATAAATACGAGTTCCTATAGCAGATAAAGCGTTTTGTTGTACTAAAAATAAACCACCTCTAACTGTAGTGAAATATTTACCTAGTCTTAGTAAATCATCAGCAACTGAAGATGCTACTTGAAACCCACCACGGATAAACATATCAGGACCACCAGTACGGCCTAAAGTCTCAATTCCATCTTTAGCAATTCTTTTATCTAAAGATTTACCTTTTACAAAGGGTTGACGACTACTACCACCACCGGGTCTATCATTCCCAAATTTTAGGGAAGTTAGGTCGGTTTGTAAATCTACTAAAGGCATTTATTATCCTGGTAAATTATCTGTATACTTTGGAGGGGTTGCACCGTTTAAATCTAATGTAGATGGATTTGGTTTACCACCCATACCAGGGTTTCCGTTAATTGAGTATTCGTTGTGTAATCTTGATTGTTTACTAGACCCAGGCATAGTAGAAGGGGTTGAACCATTCCATTGAGTTAAGTTTGAACCGTTTTGAGCTAATTTGTCTTTTAATCCCATAATATTATTTTGTTATAAATATTAAATTATTAAACTCCTATATCATACGATACTCCTGAAGTCTGCATTGAATTATTTAATTTTCTACCGTCCATGTTTATATTAGTATCTTTAGCTAATAATTTTTCTAATAACATATTGGTACGTTGTTGTTCTTGATTACTACCTCCACCTCTATTAATATTAGGAGATACTGCTAAACCATCACCTTTAGCTGTAACAGCGGTAGCACCATAGGCATCTGTAATAGTAAATGGGCCTTTTTCTGATGGGGCAATGCCATCTTTTACATTTTGAATACTACCAAAAGCAGCTGTAGCCATTCCTACAATACCTGCGGCGGCTGCAATACCAGCTACAGCAGCAAATGGAATTTTTGCTTTTGCAAATGAGGAAATAGTATCAGCTATAGATTTTACTATACTAATTGCTGCTAAGGTAGTCATTACTCCTACTAATCCTATAGCGGCGGCTTTATTTTCGGCTATAATTCCTACAAGTTTGGCAAATCCATCTAGAATAGGGGCAAATACTGTACCTATATCTCCAATAACTCCTTTTATCTTATTTAAAGATTCCTCGAATTTTTTACTGGCAGACATAGCTTGCATTTGTTGGTAAGATTGTTCACCATACTTATCAATAAATTCATCTTGAGATAAATTCATTAATTCTTGTTGCATTACCATTCCTGCTAATTCATCCCTACTCATATTTAAAGCAGCAGCAGCTGCTTCTTGTTGGATACGATTCCCACTAGCAAACGTTTCAGTTAAAGCTGCATTATTAGCTATTTCCTTGGATAGAGTAGCTAAATCATTATCTAGGGCAGCTGATCTTGCTTTTTCTAGATTAAGTTCTTTACCTAAAAGTAATTCTGCTTCTAATTCAGCAGCAATAGAAGATTCAAAATCTAGTAAAGAACTAGCAATTTTATCTACGGCTTCTAGATTTAAACCTAAGGCTCTAGCTTCGGTAGCGGCCTCAGCTAAAAGTTCAGGAGACATACCTAAAGATACTACAATTGACTTAGAAGCTGTAGCAATATCGTTTAATACAGCTTTAGCTGAGATAGCGCTTTTTCTTTGTCTATTTACGGCATTAACTGTATCTACTGTGTTTTCTAAAACTGATTCTGTATCTTCCCCTTGGGTACGAGCTAGTAATGCTAATTGTGATGCTTCACCTACTCCTAAACCTAATTGTTTAGTTAAAGTAGTCATTGTAACTAAAGTATCACCTCCAAAATCTGAGAGTAGTCCTGTAGTATTTGCTAGCTCTGTAAACGATTTATTTAAATCTTTTGAAGTAATAAATAATTTTTCTGAGTTAGCGGTTGTTGCAGCAAATGAGTTTTGTAATTGATAAGCACTTTGATAAGAAATTCCTAAATTTTTCTCAAGATTAGCTATATTATCACTACCAGCTAATGTAGCTTTAGCAATTGCAAAAAACGCAGCTTCACCTGCTACTAAAAGAGTTTGTTGCTTATTAAGTTCTCCACTTAATAATTTAGCAGCTAATCCAGATTTATCTAATTTTAATAGATACTCAGTAGCATTATCTACTATAGCCCCAAGAAGACCTCTTTGAGCTATATAATTAGTATTAGTTTGATCAACATTATCAACAATTTCTTCATTTATATCTAACTGTTCTTGTAACCGAAGTTCTAATTCTGCTGATATATCTACTCCTTCTAATCTGAGGCCATTTACGGCTTCTTCGGCTACTGCTCTATCTTTAGCAACTCGTTTTTGAAGTAATGCTAATTTTTTCTGTTCTTTAGCAGTTAGACCTTGATTATCTAATTGTTTTTTCTCAAGTTCTAATAACTCTCTATTATTTCTAACTAAACTATCTAAGGATTTAGTTAAATCTCTTTGGTAGGTTTTGGCTACTCTTTGAGAAGCTTCATCTAAACCCTTAGCATTTTCTACTGCCTTAAGGAATTCGACATTAATACTTATAAGAGCACCATTTAAAGCATTATATTCTTCTTTTAGAGCGTTTATTTCTTCTTCTGTAGCCATATTCTATATTATATGTAATAAATATTACTTATAACTACTTTTTGTAGGAATTTTTACAGTCCCATCAGGATTAATCATATTAACTTTATTTGGATTATTACCTTCTTTTGATTTTTTAGCTTGTTCAGCTTTTTTGTCATAATGATCTTTAATTTTGGCATAAACAAATTTACGGAGCCAAAGAGGCATATCATAGACTTCAGTCCATGAATATCCTCCTTGCCCGTAAAAGCAAATTTCGTGAATTTGAGTAAGAAATTTAACTCTGTGTTTTTTAGCTGAGGCTGGCGTCAGGCCAAAAAAAGCTAAGTCCAATAGGGATAGATGTTGATCTTTGAGAAGATGAGGGAAAAAAAGTTAAATCCACGTCTGGTTGAATTTTTTGAACGTACTCTCTAAAGGCTCTAGCATCTCGAGCTAAGAAGGCTGTATCTACAAATTCTCGGATTACTTTTTTATCTTTTTCCCCATTTACTGAGGTAATCATGTATTTTAACCTTGTAGTAAGTTCTGGGGTGTTATCAATATTAATTTTTTTAAGACCTTCTAATTCTTGATTAATTTTAGCTTCGTCTCCATGTGTGAGGATTTTGAATGTAAGTTCATTTCCTGAGGTAGGTAGAGTAAAGTTAAATTCGTTTAAACCTTTAGTATAAAGAGATTCATCAATTTTTTTATTTTCGACTTCAGATAAGTTTACTGTTTCTTCTTTACCATTATAAGTAAATTTATACTCAGCACCATATCCTAAAATACGAGCAGCAATCATAATTGCATTTTTATCTCCAATAAGAAGATCATTATAATTAATATCAGTTACAATTAATGATTTTAAAAGTTTATCTAATACTGTTCCATTTGAAATATAATTAGGATTGGTAAGGATATCTTCTTCCTTAGCAGTCATATATTTAATTTCAATAGTACCGGATGATAAAGGATTATCTGATGAGTATAATAATCCTTTTGAGGGTAATTCAACTGTTTCAGTTGGTAATTTAAATTCTGCCATATCTTTTATTGTAATAACTTTTGTGTCAATAAATATTACGAGGGGAAATTCTTTAACTAATTAATTAATAAGGTTTACCTTGTTGACCGTAAAGATCAAAGTTTTTTCTAATTTTATTTTCTAGTTGATCGACTCTAGAATCAGTATGCCTAACAACTGCTTGTTCTGTCTCGGTAATTCGAGAATGTAACTCTTGTCGAGAGGTTTCATTATCTCTGTAGATATCACTGAGGATTCTTTCAGTAGTAGTTACGTAATTGTCAAAATCTTTTTTTAAAGTTTTGAACGCTATATAATTCACCGACGTAATCGCAACCATCATAACAGCGATGACAGCAATTACACCTAAAATAAATGATGTTATTTCCATAGTATTATAGTATTATGTCAAAGAACTCCCTCGTAATACAATAACGATAAAAAAGAAGCTTGGCATAGCCAAGCTCCTCTTAAATATATTACGAAATTTTCTTAGAAGTTTAAGATACAGTAATCAGGTTGTACTTCCATTGAGATTTCAACCGCTTGATCAACAGTATCATAGTTATAATCTCCAAATGTAGCTGATGTGATTAAAGCACCTTTAATAATCCATTCAGATACTACATCACCTACAGGACCTAATACATTAAATGTTAAGTCTTTCTTGTAGAAATCTGAGTAACCGTCTCTACCAGTTACAGATTCGTGGTGTAAACGAACCCATTCCATAGTTGCTTGTGCACCTGATGGGGTAATTGGGTCAAATAAGGTAAATGAGATAGGTCCCCAAGTAGATTTACCTTTAACGAAACGTTGTACGTTAATATGATTTAATTCTACAGTTCCTTGAGTTAAAGATACAGCACTCACACCTTTTACCATGAAAGATGGAAAACCATCCATATACATGATGAACCTATTAGTTTGTTTTGGTTCAAAAGCTGTGAAGAAAATTTCGTTCGGGTCTAATACTGCCATTTTGCGTTATATTATTTTATTATAAATATTTAACTTTTAAATCCTTATGCTGGGAAAGTAGCTCCAGTTGGAAGTACGTTAAAGTCTAAGATGATAAATTCAGCCGTTTTAGTTGGTTGTAAATAAATTTGACCTACCATTTGGTTTCTATCAATAACATCTGGGGTATTATTGCTATCATCCATTACTACTTTAAATGCATAAAGACCTTGTCTTTGTTGAACACTTTCTAAGTAAGGATTTACTTGTGATAAGAAGTTATTTCTTGTAGCAGCTGTATTTTGTTCAAATACAAGTGTTTGAGAAATCTGGCTAATGTAGCCTTTTAATTCAATTAATAATCTTCTTACATTTACTCTATCTAAAGCTGAAGCTTGTTTTTGTAGAGTTTTTTGTCCGTATACTACAGTTCCAACACCTGGGAATGAGGCGATTGGATTAACTTTAGCATTATATAATGTATCTCTGTTAGCTTGAGATAATTTTCTTTCTGGTCTAATTACAGTAGTTAAACCACCTCTGTTGATACCTGCGGGTGCGAACCATGGTTCAGCTGAGTTGTCATTAAATGCATAAACTCCTGGCATCATAGTTGAAGCTGGCACCCATACGTTGTCACCTGTATCTGGGTCTGAGGTTTGTAACCAGGGCCAGTACATAGCACCGTATGATGAATTAATAGTTCCGGCTTCAGCAACAGGACCATCAGTAGCATTAATAGCAGAACCATAAACTGAAGGGTCAATTATATAAATTGCGTCTCCTCTACTTTGTACATTATTGATAGCGGTTGTGATTGCTGTACTATGAGCTGCGACTCCTCTAATTAAACCAGGGGTAGTTAATACATTAAATTGGTAATCATCTTGATTAGCTAATAAATTTAACATCTCTGAATAATCTGATGCTACTAAACCTTGTGTTCGAGTATCAATATCCCCAAACATATTATTTGCTCCATCAACACTAATTAATGAACCAACACCATTCTCAAAAGTACCAGCATAAGAGCCTGAACCTTGTAATGGGATATATCCTGAATATGCTGATTTAGGATTACCAGCATTATCGAAATAATTTGTAGCTTTTAGAGATACTGATTTTACTCTTACATATCTAGAAGCATTAGGATAATCACCTGTTACTTTTACATAGTTTTCAGTTGAATCGTACTCATACTTATAATCACCAATTACTCTAGCAACGTAGTTATCTGCTTTAGGGTCCATTGATAATCCGGAGAATGTTTCAAGAACGATTTTATTAGTATCTTTATCGTCTCCTCTTCTAATTAAAAGATCGAATTCACCTGTATCTGATGAAGAATTAGCTACTTCCCATCTGATATTATTTCTAGAACCTGAATATAAAGCTCCGTCACCACTAGGGATTTCGTTTGTAGATCCAGAGTTATTAAATAATTCTCCTTGATCTAAAACTTCAAGAGTAAATGCAGTACCATCAGCTGCAGGAATAGCTGCTTCCGCATAATCCCAAGTAGCAGAACCAGATACTACTCTGGTTACTAATAAAGTTTCTCCTCCATTTTGGAAATAATTGTAAGCCGAAATAGAAGTTAAAAATGAGAATTGGTCACTTCCACTTTCAAATGTAGTACCAAAACGATTTTGGTAATCAGAATATGAAGTAACTAATGTAGGAATTTCTACAGGACCTTTTACTGTAGGACCAACAATAGCAGCACCTACTGATACAGGTTGCTGTGTAATAAATGATTGGTCGTTTTCCCTTGCTAATACACCAGGTGAAATTAAAGTTTCTGCCATTGTTATATTGATTGAATGTTTTGATTATAAATATTCAAAACTCCCTCAAAAATTAACTATTTTTAATAAATTCCCCAGATTCTAAATCAAAGGTTCCTTCACCATATTTATCTTGTAACATTTTAGCTAAATCTTTTTTTTCTTGATTAAATAATGCTACTTGATCTAAAATATTTTCTTTTTGAAGTTCTAAGTTTTGAATTTCAAGCTCCAACTGTCCTAGTTGAATAATAAAATTATTTTCTTTTTCTTGAGTAGATAAAATTTGTTTTTTATCTTCTTCAGTTATAAATGTTTTTTCCATATTATAAATATTAATTTATTTTTTATTAGTTAATTTATTTTTTACTACTTTAAATACTTGGTTAGGGGTGATTGATTTTTGACAAATGTGTTGTTTATTAGTTCCTTTCCAAATAGGGCACCAATCCCAATCCCCAGCATCAAATACAAAGTTAGGATTAGTCCAGCATGGGAAACATACATTATCATTAGCAATTCTAGTAACTTTAGTAGTAAATTCATGTCCCTTTTCAACAAATCCATTTATCATTATAGTATGCTTTCCTAATGCCCAATTAAACCATGATAAACCTGATCCTAAGCCTATGAATAGATCAGCGTGAAGTAAATAATTAGCTATCTCATCAAATGGTTGATTCCATGAGTTTATTACATTAGGTAAATCACTTTTATCTTTAGTTAAAGCTACTACTTTATATCCTAATTGATTTAGAAGTTTTGTTAAAATAATCCATTTTTCTCTAGGCCATTCTTTACATCCTGCAGTTGATTGGGGTCCTATAACTACATATCTATCTGGGAATGGTCTGTTTTTTTTCTGGAAGTTTATTCCTAAGTTGAGTTCTTTGTAATCTAATCCTAAAATATCAGTAGCAGTTTGTTGTAAAGGTATAGTATTACATTGTTTGGGGTGCATATCTAAATTTTCCCAACCTCCATTTTCATCTCTAAACCATCCTATTTTATAATGAGCAACACAAGCTGTACTGGTTCCTGGTTTTATAAATTCTATATCTTTATAGGCTTCTAGTCCTTTAAACCAATTATTATGGAAGGTACATAATACTACTTTACACTTATGTTTTTTAGCAAATTCAACAGCATAAGGAGCCCATGCTAGGGTATCACCTAAAGAACCAGAATCTAAAGAAATTAAAACGCGTTGATTTTTAATATCTAAACTAGAAATCTCTTTACCATTTATTTTAATTAACCAAGGGATAAAATATTGTTTACTACATTCTACCCACATATTATTGTGGATAGTTTGTTTGTGAATTACTTCGTTAGTCTTTTTATTAATAAACTCTATTTGATATTCTTTATCAACATCCCCTATAATTTCAACTTTAGGTTTTCCAATATAATTAACGTGTATAGTATTTGTGTCTTTAGGTTCTTGATAATTATCTGTAAATTCTTGAAGAGTTTTGGCGCCAATTTCTCCAATACGTTCCCAATTAAAATCACGATGAATTAATTTAGCTTCTTCAATAGCACGTTTTTTATGGTCTGTATAATTTTCAAAAGCATTACGCATTACACGAGCTAAATCTTCAAAATCAGGTTCGTAATAATTACCTACATGGTTTGGATTTTTCACTTCACCTTTAATTTTAACAGGTAAACCTTTACCTTCAGCGAATTCCATTTGACCTGAACAAGCTGAGTATATAGAGGGGGTACCGCAGGCCATAGCTTCTATAAGGGGAAGATTCCATCCTTCACTACGAGCACAAGATAAAAATACATGGCCCTGTTTTATATATGTTATATAATCCTCTCTAGATAAGAAATGTTTAACTTTAATACGATCACTAATAAAACCAAAATGTTCTAATCGTTCTTCAGTTGAATTAAATCCATCATTAGCAAATTGATTATCTGCTACTAATATTAGGTCTACAGGATCGTTTTCAGTAAATTCTTTAAGGAAGGTTTCGATAATTTCTTTAGTAGATTTTCTGTATTCCCAACGCCCAAATACAATAAATTTAAAACGACCATCAGCATAATCTAATATAGTTTGAGGATCTTCAGGATAAAAAGTGTTTACATCTACTCCTTCAGGTACTATTTTTACTTTACTAGGATCAGCACCTTGAGCAATAGTACAATCAGCTTGCCATTTTGAAGGAACCCACATTTGATCAAAAGTTTTCCACTTATTAAAAAACTCTTCAGGTTGTAAAGTAGATTCCCAAACATTGTATCCAATTTTAGGACCTTTATAATGATCATAAAAATAATAATGGTTGGTTTCCATTAAAACTAAATTAACATTATGATCAAATTCATTAGAATGTTCATAATAAATTGGAAAATCTTCTCTATTATTATTATCTAAAGTTAAAGTTTGTTTTTTAAGAAGGGTTTTATCTAAATCGGTTATATATGATTCATTATTATGAGGTTCTAAATTATGACCTTTCCAACTATTACCTACAGTAAAATTTCTGACTTTTAAAGGAAGATGTTTAGATAAATGTCTAAAAAAGTCACGAGTATGGTTGGCATAGCCTGTGGTACCAATATAGGCACCGTGAGCAAAAACTTTTGGTTCTTTCATATTATCTCATTATATGACACCCACAATCAATACCTCTAGAACCATCAAAACCATGGTACATAGGTTGTAAGGGGATGTTTTTGTTTTTTATATGTTGTAATAAAAGGGTTTCGTTTATAAAAACGTCATTATTGTTATTTATATAATCCGGATTATAGAATATATTATAAAGCATTTCGGGAAACACGCTACAATAGTCTTTCATTAAAGAAGGGGGTCCTATTGCTAACTGATCATTAATTTGCCAATCCATACTCCAATGTGGAGCGTATTCCCAAAAATTAACTCGTTCGTTATTTAACTTAGTTATGTCAGTTAATAAATCACAATTATTAGCTACGTTATGGGTAAATAATAAATCGTAACGTGTTTTAAATACTAAATCATATTCGATACCTGATTCCTCACATAACTGCCAAGAGCGGTAAGTAGATAACCACATTCCCATCTGGGAGTTTAGACGTTGGTTGTTAGGGCCTTTAATATCAGCTCCATCAAATTGGATTGAAGGTTCAAATAAATAATCTTTTGGTTGGTACCAATCTAGAAGGTTTTGATATAAATCATCTCCTACCTCATACGTTTTTTGAACTTTCCCTTCGTTAAAAAAATCGTATTTTTTAAATTCAGTATCTTTCCAAGCATGGAGGTATACGTCGATATCGTATTTATCTAGAAACCATTTTTTTAGTTCTTGATATCCCTCTCTATACCTACGAGGTTGTCCGCTAATTAGTAATGCTATTTTCATCGTAAAATATTTGCTGTAAAATGTTCAGTTAAACTATTAACGTAATTTATTTCTACATTATTAGAAACTAAATGATATTTTAATAAACTTTCAGGATAAATGGGGTCTGGATTTTCTGAAATATGATTATCTAAAAATTCCTTATATTCTGGGTTTAAATATACATTGTGTAATACGTGACTAAAATAATTAGAGTATATTTCGGATACTTCAGGATTACCTACAGCAAATAAATCATCTACCTCGGATTGCCTAGTGTCATATCCTTCTTCTGTTTTAGGATATTCAAATAAACTAATTTTATTAGGATCTAATAACGATATATCCTTTAAAAATATACATTCTGGGGAGATATAATCAGTAAATTCTAAATCAAAACGTGTTCTAATAATTAAATCGTATTGAATGTTAGATTGTTTTGCTAATTGGTAAGCAGCATAAATTGAGTACGAAGCACTTAAAGTACTATTTAATTTATACCCAATTGTAGGACCTTTAATTTCAGTACTATCAAATGGAATAGGTTTTTGGAAATGGTAATCTATAGGTTGGTATAATTCTAAAATTCGATTATAGTCTTCTTCTACAAATTCATAGGTACGTTCCTTTACGTACTTATGTCCTGCTTCCATTGTTTTATCCTTCCAAGTATGGATATAGACGTCACAATCGTATTTATCTAGAAACCATTTTTTTAGTTCCTGATATCCTTTTTCGTAATTACGAGGTTGACCACTAATACAAACTGCTATCTTCATCGTATAATACCTGCTGTAAATTTTTCTCCTAAACTATCAATATAGTCTATTGAAATATTATTTTTTATTAGGTGAAATTTTATATAAGTTTCGGGGGCGTATGGGTCTGGGTTTCCACAACCTTCTACTAGCCAATCTACATATTCAGGGTTAATAAAAGTATAATATAAAATATTAGGGAATATTTGAGAATGTACTTCCATTACTTCCATACTCCCTACATTAAATAAATCATCTACCTCTACCGGACGTACCTGACCTCTATCACCATGTTTATAACTAAAACAATTAAATTTATCTGGGTTAATTTGGGTTAAGTCTTTTAAAAATAAACATTCAGGAGAAACATAGTCTGTAAATTGTAAATCGAATCTATAACGAATTACTAAATCATATTCTATACCTGATTGTTTAGCTAAATTAAAACTTTGTTGGATTGAGTAAAATATACTCATTATAGTATTCATTCCAACTCCTAAATCTCCAATAATTTTACCATTATCAAAAGGAATAGGTTTTTGGAAAATATAATCCTTGGGTTTGTATAATTCTAAAATCCTATCATAATCCTCTTCGGTAAAAGTGTACTGACGAGTTTTTGTAAAGTTATGAGATAATGTAAATGATGATTGAGTATCTTTCCAAGTATGAAAGTATACATCACAATCGTATCTATCTAAAAACCATTTTTTTAACTCGTAGTACCCCTGTTCGTAATTGCGGGGTTGACCACTAATACAAACAGCTACTTTCATTATTTAAAATGCTCTCCTCCTAACCAAAGTACAAATGATTTTCTAGTACCTTTTGTTACAGGTGTTACTCGGTGCATTAAATAAGATGGGAAAATTACTACATTACCTTTACCACGTGGTGCTGTATAAGGTGTTTGACCACCTGGCCAAATTTGTAAATCACCACCTTCATATTCATCTGAATCTGATAATTGTACTGTAACTGAGATTTTACGGAATTTCATATACCCTTCAGTACCGATATCCATATGCCAATCGTAATGACCTTTATTAGTACCATAGTATTCAGTGTACTGAATTTGTTCTGGCATATTATAAATGTTGAAATGGAACATTTCATTATTAGCTGTAGAAGCTAACATACCAATTTTGTCGTAAATCCATTTAGTTTCCTCACTAAAAGGAACCCATTTAATAGATGAATTACGAGAATCTAGACCTTCACCTTGGTCTTGACCTCCACCTTCAGTAACTGCTACTTGTGAAGGGATTTCCTGTACTTGTTGTTCAATTAAATCTAGTTCCTCAGCTGTAAAACCTTCCTCAAACCAGTAATAATTGCTTTGGTTGACGTATTTGTCAAAATCTAATGGAAAAGAATAAAGTGTATCCATGTTTTATTGTTTGTTTGTAAATGATACTAATATATAACGTGTTCCTGTTTCTACTGGTCTACCGCCGTGTAAATGGGTAATGTTTCCTGGGTGAGCCATGGCATATCCTTTTTTACGTGGTTGAACTGTAGTTTTGTATTTTGGGAGGAATGTACCCCCACCTTTAAATTCATTATTTAATCTTACATTTAAGGTAAGTACAGAACTATCATGATGTAAGTCTAAACTACCTTGATTTTCAGTATCGTACTTAGCAATAAAGTTTTCACTTTTTAGATTATCCCAACCTTCACCTTGCAATTCCCAGAACCATACCCAAATAGGATATACGAATTGCTCTAATACTCTTTGGTAAATATCTTGCATACCTAAACTTTCCATAGTTTGGTCAGTTGTAGGATAAAAATCATGTCTATCTGTAATCTATTCTTTCTGTTCAGCTAATTTAATTATCTCGTTACAGAATTTTTCTGTAAATAATGGAAATTCAATTACATTAGGGGCAATTTCATCTACCATTAAACGATATTGACCTTTTAGTAATGATGGATTAATATATTCTTTACACCATTCTTCCCAATTTGATGAATTTTTAATATCAGGAATTACACTTTCGAGTTTAATTTGTGGGAAGGGGTCTGCTATATAGAATGTTAAACCAGGACTATCTTTTTGAACGTAATAATCCTCAATAGGAGCAGCTGCCCTTAAACGTGTTTTGCCAGTATATTCTGCTAAAATATCTTGGCGGTGAGTCATACCAAATGTAATAGAAAGGAATTCATCAAAAGCAAACATTTCACTTTTGTATTGTTCCATATATTCCTCTACTAGGATTTGAACCCCTCGTTTAGATAAAATATAGGCGTGGGAATTATAAGTATAATCAGGTTCAACCCAACCATCTACACCTTCAATAGGTTTTTCTAACGAAGCCTCTAAAGCATTACGACCTAAATAAATTAAATCATATCCTCTATTTAGTAATTCCTCGATTTGATTCCAATCTACTGGGCGTTGTTCCCAGAAATCTTCCTCTAAAATCATAGTAGTTTCTAAACCTCTGCGATAAGCATCTACCCAAGTATCTACGTGAGACAGACCACAGCCTAATTCGCCGTCCATTACATCACGTTTCCACCATTTGTTACTACCTTCAATATTCCAACGTGGATGTTTTGCTACACCAAATTTATCCCAATCTTCTTGGGTCATTTTGCGAGCATCAAATCCGGGTTTAATCCAATATTCTGTTGGAGATGGTAAATCTATATTGTTACATTTTTCTACAATTTCAGGAGTTTCCTGAAGGGCTAGAACATAAAATAAATCTAAATTCATATTTGTTTTTGTCAATAACGGGTTCCAATTATTAATAACTCGGGATTCCCAAGTACATTGGTTTAAATAAGGGGGCACTAGTTCCCAATTTATAAATTCAGTTTCGTTTTCAGTGTCAAAACCATTTAATGTTTCTTTTAGTCCTCCCCATTCCCATGTAATAGGTTGAACCTTATGTCCTAACATCTCTAAAGCAGTAATACAGAAAGTCTCCTCATATTGTGATGGATAATACCAATAGGTACTTTCAGCCATTAATTCATAGAGCTGTTGTTGGGGTAATGTACCAAGAAATTCTACATTATCCAAGCTATTTACCCAATTCTCGTAAAAAATATTGTAATATTCTAAACCATACTTTGGTGTAGAAATTTTTAATTGTGCCTCTGGGTTATTTTCTAAAATTGTAGGCCAATCCTCTAATACTTTGGATAATCCTCTTTCAGCATGTGAAGTATAAATGTATTGATTTGGATTTTTTTCTCCTACTTTAAATTTAGAGATATCGATTCCATTACCTATAACCTTAATTTTATCTTCGGTTTCTGGGAATTGTTCTATAAATTTATTTTTATGCCATTCTGTAAGACATACTATAGAACTTAGTTTAGAATCTAGTAAAAATTTATGATGGTTTAGTAATTCTTCACCATTCCACCACGTGAAATAATCGGTATTATGTACCCAAAATATTGATTCGGTATAATCGATGTCTTCGAATTCTTTAATGTAATGAATGTACGAAGTCCCAATAATAATATCTACAGAATTAACTTCATTTTTGAAGTCTTGTGTAGGTCTATACATTACTCCATCGTAATCTCCATAGACAACTCCACCTACAACCCAAATATCCCATTTAGGATGGAATTCTTTTAGAGTTTTAGCTAAGTTAATTATACATTGTTCTGTACCCCCTAAACCAATTTCATTTATGGTTTCAGGGGAGTAGGGTGGGGAATAATACCCAGCGTATATAACTAATTTCATAACTTTTTACTAAATTATTTAGGGTATTTCACTTATATCAGGTTGATACCAATCATTAATTCGTTCAGGAGAGTAAATCCAATTTTGACAATCATTAGAGCTTTCAAATTTTACTAAATAATTTTCTATTACATAACTATGATGAACTTCGATTACACATTCATCCCCATTTACATTCCATAATGGGGAATATTCTAAATTATTAGAATGTTCATTGTATTGATCTGAGTTTAGTATATAATAAAATTGGGCCATGTTTAAAACTTTTTATAATTAATATCCGATGTTACCAGCACCATTTTGATAAGTTACACTAGTATATCTACCTGCATAACTAGTAACATCATTACCGGCAGCTACATTGTCAAAACTTAAATTTTCAATTAGATTAGTTGTTGATAATTCTTGGGCAGCTTTTATAGTACCATTGTTATATAATGTATTAACTTCACTTGAAGATAACACTTTATTATAAAATGCCCATTCATCACATCTACCATTCCAACCATTATTAGTACCACCACACTGACCAAATACTGTTAGATTACCCATAGCATTATTGGTTCTGGTACCATTATTAGAAGCAGCTGTAGTAGTTAATTCACTAGTATTCCAGTATAATTTAAATGCTGATGCACCAGTTGATTGGGAAGCATCATAGGTAACTGTAAGCATAGTATAACCACTACCATTTGTATTTCCTCTGTTTGAAGAAAGCCAATAATTAGAAGAGCTAGTACCTGTACCTGTTGCCCCGTTATTATCATGAAGAGCCCATTGTCTATCAAAGTTGGTAGAGGCGGTTCTCATACGAACAAAAAATCTATTAAAACCAGTATTATATTGGAGAAATACACGGTTATTTGTATTAGAGTTCATTAAAGCATTAAAATCCCATATATTACGGTTTGCCGCAGAAGTCATATCATTTCTAACCCAACATCTAATACTCCAATCAAAACTAGTTAAATTATCGTATGAGGCATTCCATGTGCCATAAACCCTATCATTAACACCATCTAAATCTAAATAACCAGTGTTTTCATATACTGCTTCATAACTAGTAAGTATACCATTAGTAAAATCTAAAGAAGTAGCATATCCTGCTCCTCCACGTAAACCATGAATAGTTGGGGTAGTTGATACTCCTGGGTAAGTTCCGGGTGCAGTACCTGCTGGACCTTTGGGACCTATTGGACCTCTAGGACCATGAGGACCTATTGGAGAAGCACCTGTAGGACCTTGTGGTCCGTTTGGACCTTGTGGACCTATAGCACCAATAGCTCCTGCGGGACCTATTGGACCTCGTGGACCATGAGGACCAATACCTCCTTTAGGTCCTTGTGGTCCATTAGGACCTTGGGGTCCTATAGCTCCTTGAGGAGCCGCTGGGCCTATATTACCTATCCTACCTTTAGGGCCTTGTGCACCAATTGATCCTGCAGGACCTTGGGGACCTCTAGCACCTGTAGCACCTTTAGGAGCACCTATCCCAATAGGACCAATAGCACCTTTAGGACCTTGGGGACCATGAGGACCTTGAGGACCAATAGGACCTTGAGGACCAATAGCACCTTGTGAGGCTGCTGTACCTATAGGACCAATAGCACCTTTAGGACCTTGTGGTCCGTTTGGACCTTGTGGACCAATAGGACCTTGTGGTCCAATTTGCCCTTGTACTGCTGTAGGACCTTTAGGACCTTGAACCCCTTGAACACCTTTATTACCAATAGGACCTTGTGGTCCTCTATTTCCTTGAGGACCAATAGCACCTTGTGGTGCTGCTGGACCAATTGGGCCCTGAATACCTTGGGGACCTTGAGGACCTCTAGGACCTAAAGGACCAATAGGGCCTTGTGGTCCGTTTGGACCTTGAATATTTTCAACTCCTCTATCTCCAATATTACCTTGGGGGCCTTGTGGTCCGTTTGGACCTTGAGGACCAATAGGACCTTGAGGACCAATAGCACCTTGTGGAGCAGCTGGACCTTTAGGACCAATAGCACCTTGGACATTTGCATCACCTCTAGGACCTAAAGTACCAATAGGGCCTTGTGGTCCGTTTGGACCTTGTGGTCCAATAGGACCTTGGGGACCTTTAGGACCTATATCTGGGGTATTACCTTTAGGACCAATTAAACCTTCGGGACCAATAGGACCTTTAGGACCAAGTGGGCCTATAGGACCTTGGGGACCGTTAGCACCTTGTGGGGCTGCAGGACCTATATTACCAATAGGACCTCTAGGGCCTAAAGGACCAATAGGTCCTTGTGGACCATGAATACCTTGAGGACCGATTTGTCCTTGTACTGCCGTAGGTCCTTTAGGACCTTGAACTCCTGTTACACCTTTAGGGCCAATGTTTCCAATAGGACCTCTAGGACCTAATGGACCAATTGCACCTTGTGGGGCTGCAGGACCTTTAGGACCAATAGCACCTTGTGGGGCAGCTACACCAATAGGACCTTGAACACCTTGTGGTCCAATTAGACCTAATGGACCTATAGGACCTTGTGGACCATTAGGACCGATTGGACCAGTTTCATTTTGTAAACCTTTAGGACCTTGTAAACCGTGAGGACCTTGTGGACCTAAAGTTCCTATAGGACCTTGGGGACCATGAGGACCAATTGCACCTTGTGGGGCTGCTGGACCTTTAGGACCGATTGCACCTTGAATAGCTGCTTCTCCAATAGGACCAATTACACCAATAGGGCCTATTATACCTTGAGGACCTTTAGGACCTTGTGGTCCATTTGGACCAATAGCACCTTGTGGAGCAGCTACACCAATAGGACCAATAGCACCTTGTGGAGCAGCTGGACCAATATTACCGATAGGACCTTGTGGTCCTCTATTACCTGTTACTCCTTTAGGTCCTTGTAAACCATGAGGACCAATATCACCAACTCTATCAGCTGATGGACCTTTAGGACCAATAGCACCTTGTGGAGCCGCTGGGCCTATATCACCGCCTATACCTTGGGGACCTTGTAAACCATGTGGACCTTGTGGTCCTAGTATACCTTGAGGACCAATTTGACCTTGTACTCCTGTTGGACCTTTAGGACCTTGTGCTCCTTGAACACCTTTAGGACCAATAGGACCTTGTGGACCAATTGGACCTTGTGGTCCAATAGCACCTTGAGGAGCTGCTACACCAATTGGACCAATTGCTCCTTGAGGAGCGGCTTCACCAATAGGACCTTGAACACCTTGAGGACCAATAATACCTAAAGGACCAATATTACCGATAGGACCTTGTGGACCAATTGGACCAATCTCGTTTTGTAAACCTTTAGGACCTTGTAAACCATGTGGACCTTGTGGTCCTAATATACCTTGTGGACCTTGAGGACCATGTGGACCAATAGCACCTTGAACATTAGATTCACCTTTAGGACCAATAGCACCTTGAGGAGCATCTACTCCTTGTGGTCCTTGTAAACCATGTGGACCTTGTGGTCCTAATATACCTTGGTTTCCTTTTATACCTTGTGGACCTTTAGGACCAATTGTATTAGCTAAACCTTTAGGACCTTGAGGACCTATAGGAGCTGCTGGACCTTGTAAACCATGAGGACCTTGTGGGCCTAATGTACCTTGATTTCCTTTTATACCAGTAATACCTTTATCACCTTGTAGACCATTTGGTCCTCTATTTCCTTGAGGACCTTGTAAATCTACTTTACCTGTACCTGATGCACCTACTACTAAACTATTGGTATTTGAATCAAATAATACTCTACCAGTATCTGGATTAGCGGGGGCTCCAGCTTGGGTAGGTAATATAAATGTAGCATCATTACTAATATTAATTTGTTTAGTATCTGAATCCTTGTATTCCATCAAGGTTTCATTTCTATCATTAGTAACTACAACATTACTACCTGTAATAGTGTAAAAGATTTTAGAGCCATCCCCATTATCAAATTCTACACTACCAGACGCTGGTATTATTTGTATATTTTTAGCCATTTATATTGTAATGGTTTTATATTAAGATTGAGAGAAAGATGATAAAATTCCTAGTTCAAATGTAAAGTTAGATTCTACTCCATCTGCCCCACTAATTGCAAAGTTAGCCTCAACACCACTTGGGGCATCAGCACCTCTAGGACCAATAGCTCCAATAGGACCTCTAGGACCGATAGCACCTGTAGGACCTGTAAGTCCAATAGGACCTCTAGGACCAATAGGACCTCTAGGACCAATAGGTGAAGAACCTTGTGGACCAATTGGACCTCTAGGACCGATAGCACCACCTGGGCCAATAGGACCTCTAGGACCAATAGCACCTTCAGGACCGATTGGTGAAGTACCTTTAGGACCAATAGCACCTTGTGGACCAATAGGGCCTGTAGTAGTAGCTCCAATAGGACCTCTAGGGCCTTGAGCACCACTAGGAGAAGTACCCTTAGGACCAATAGCACCACCAGGACCAATAGGACCTCTAGGACCAATAGGACCTCTAGGACCTTGTACACCTTGTGGGCCAATTGGTGAAGTACCCTTAGGACCAATAGCACCACCAGGACCAATAGGACCTCTAGGGCCAATTAAACCTCTAGGACCTTGTACACCTTGTGGACCAATTGGTGAAGTACCCTTAGGACCAATTGGACCTTGTGCTCCTTCAGGACCAATAGCTCCAATAGGACCTCTAGGACCTTGAACCCCTTGTGGGCCAATTGGTGATGTTCCTTTGGGACCAATAGCACCTTGTGGACCAATAGGACCTCTAGGACCTCTAGGACCAATATTACCGATAGGACCTCTAGGACCAATTG